ATGAGTTGCCTGAGACGGAACGTCTAAAAGAAAACAAGATTAAGCAACTTACTGGTTCATCTACTATTCAGGCACGTTCCCCTGGTGAGAAGCCATTTACATTCCGTGCACAGGGAAAGCTTTGGGTCACAACTAACCACCGCCCTATGATTACCGATGATGCTATGTGGCGTCGTATTCGTCCTATTCCATGGACAAACGTGGCAGAGAATCCGGACCCAGCGTTGAAGTCTTATCTAGCTGATCCTGAGGGTGGACTTCCTGCTGTACTTGCCTGGGCTGTCGAGGGTGCAATTAAATACTTAGGTTCGTCTGCTCGTGATCCACTTGGTTGGTGCTCTGCTGTTCGCGAAGCGGCCGATATTTACCGTAAGAACGAAGACCGTATCGGCCTATTCCTAGATGAAGAAACCCGTGAAACCGAGGGTGCGTCTGTCTTGGTTAAGCAGCTGTATTCAATTTACCGAATGTGGTCAGATGAGCGTGGTGAGCGTCCAATGACTCAGATTGCATTCCAGCGTAAGCTAACCGACCGAGGCTTGCCTATCTTTGGTCAGGGGTCTAGAGCCGAAGTTAGAAACCGTACTCAGTTGCCGAGAGTAGTGGAATCCGCTGAAGTTGATTGGTCTATGGCTACACGTTTCGCACGTAATATTTAGTTTTTATGTGGTAGGATATCAGTGTGTTTCTCGGGAGAGGTTGCGACACCAAGGGGTCTGCGTAAAGCAGGCCCCTTGAACTAAATCTTACAAATTAAGGAAAACCATGCACGTAAGAATTGCTACTCCTATGTACGGTGGAAACTGTAAAGGAATATATGTAGACAGTATTTTGGGCCTAACGTTTGAGCTAACCAAAGCTGGACACGAGGTATCTTTTTCTAAGGTCTACAATGAAAGTCTAATTACTAGAGCAAGAAATAATCTTGTTTATGAGTTCCTAAACAGTACTGCTGATGTCTTGCTATTTGTAGATGCAGACGAAGGATTTAACGCAGCGGACGTAGTTAAAATGTTGGAATGCGATAAGGACATTATTGGTGGCATCTATCCAATGAAAAATATTAACTGGGATAGTGTAAGAAAAGCTGTACTTGCTGGAAAAGAAAATTTGGCAGAGTACGCTGGATTTTTTGCACTAAATATGCTTCCGGGTGAGACTCATATAAGACTGACTGAACCAGTAGAAGTTACTGAAGTAGCTACCGGTTTGATGGCTATTAAACGTTCTGTTTTTGAAAAAATGGAAGAGCATTGCCCAAAATACGCATTAAACAATAGCACTGCCAATTTTGAGTTTGACAAAATGGTTACAGAATTTTTTGCAACCAGTATTACTCCAGAAGGTATTTTGCTGTCGGAAGACTACCACTTCTGCCGTAAGTGGCGGGAACTGGGTGGTCAAGTTTATGCAGCTCCTTGGATTGCTGTAGACCATGCTGGAGAGTATATCTTTAGCGGTCGATTTGCTTCGCACATAGTGCTGAACGCAGATAAAGTTGAATAAGTATGAAGTTTAATAATCTTGTACAAAAGTCTGTAGCTTTTGGTGGAAAACTTGCTCCACTGGTTATCTCTGAGGGACTGACTTCAGGTACTGGATTAATGAACCCATCGGTATTTGTAAATGACAAAAACGAAATTCTTGTAAATCTACGTCACGTTAATTACACCTTGTATCATTCTGAAAATGATCAAATGTTTCCTAGTAGATGGGGTCCTCTATCTTATCTGCATCCAGAGCAGGATCAGGCACTTCGAACCACTAATTATATCTGCAAGCTTGATGAGAACTTATCTATGATTACTCATGGGGTGGTGGATACTTCTAAATTAGATGTTGAACCACTCTGGGAATTCACTGGTGAAGAAGATTGTCGCTTAGTTCAGTGGGATGGTAAGTACTACAACATTGGTGTTCGTCGTGACACTACTCCACATGGCGAGGGTCGCATGGAGCTAAGTGAGCTTGATATTGATGAAGACACTTGGCAAATCAAAGAGGTGTCTCGTCTTCGTATTCCCACCCCCGGTTTGAACAATTCCTACTGTGAAAAGAATTGGATGCCAATTCTCGACCAGCCTTTCCACTTTGTTAAGTGGACATCGCCTACCGAAGTTGTTCGTACATGGCCGGATGAGCCAGCTCGCTGCGAACAAGTTTCATTAACTCCTGGTTTGACTCCGCCAAAAGATCAGCGTGGTGGTTCTCAGGTTGTTCGTTGGGGAAACGTGTACATTGCTATTACGCATGAAGTAGATTTATTCAAAAACTACTTGGACCAAAAAGACGGTATCTACCGACACCGGCTGGTTGTGTGGGACCAGCAGTTTAATTTAATTGGTCTTTCTCCAGAACCGTTTACTTTTTTAGATGCCAGAGTTGAGTTTGTTGCTGGTGCTGCAAAATACGGAGAGGATCTTTTGATTAGCTTTGGTTTACAAGATAACGCAGCGTTTGTATTACGAACTCCTAAAGTAGTGGTTGAAGATTTAATTCTGGAGGCATTAACTTATGAGTTCTAATGAAATTATTGAGCAGTTAATTGTAGATGCCTCTACTGATCCACTCAACCCAGAGAAAAACTTGGCTATTGCTGTAGAGTATGAAAAGTTAGGTCAAACGGCATCTGCCGTCGGATTCTACTTGCGTGCAGCTGAATACGGGTATAACAACAATGGCATGGTTACTTACGCGGCACTACTTCGCGTATCTATCTGCATTGAAGGTCAAAAAGATCGTGGGCTAACTGTCAGCAACGTTCTTTTACAAGCAATTGCTTATGCCCCTGATAGACCGGAAGCTTACCTACTAATGTCTAAGTTCTACGAGAAGTCTGGTGCTTGGCAAGAGAGCTACACCTTTGCTGCGATGGGTCTCATGTATTACCGAACAATCTGGGAACTTCCGGTAGACGTCGGGTACCCGGGAGCATATGCTTTAGAATTTCAGCGAGCAATTGCAGCTTGGTGGATTGGTCGTAAAGACGAGAGTTTAGAAATGTTGCAGGACCTTTCTAAAAATAGATTTGTAAATAAAGAATATGCTTCGGCTGTTGCAAGCAATTTATCTAGATTGGTACCTAATGATGCTGCTATTTGACATTGGAGCTAACAGAGGAGACGCAACTATTGCTGGTACTGCTCTTGGGTATAAAGTTATTGCTCTAGAGCCGGCTCCTAAAGTTTTTGCCAAACTTGTACGTAATTTTATTTATGACCCGAACGTTATTCCACTTAGACTAGCGGTGTCTGAAACTACTGGTGACAGAATAGAGTTTTACGAGTGTGTGGAAGATGGCTTATCTACAACAGAAAAATCATGGCTAACTGATCCCGATATGCCCTACAACGGTAAAGAGTTCAGAACGATTTACGTAAACACCTGCACTATGGATTGGTTGGTTGAGCAATACGGTAAGCCTGACTTAATCAAGATAGATGTCGAGGGGGCGGAATGGTCTGTGCTTCGTGGTATGACTAAACACTCTGGAAAGATTGCTCTTGAGTGGACAATGGAGACTATGGATAAGCATAATGAGCAACTTCAATATCTTAAGTCTATTGGTTATACAAAGTTTAGATTGCAGTTCATAGAGGACCACTTACTAGAGCCTGATGACGAGTGGCAAAAAATTAGCAAGAATACTGATCTTGAAAAAATTCGCCAGGATAAGCAAATGTGGTGGGTTTCCAAAGGATGGAAACGTTCTAACCTAAGACCAACTGCTGATGTTGGAATGCTTTGGGTTAGCTAGATAAATCTTTAATTTGATTTTCTAGTTCTTCTACTTTGGCTACTAGTAAAATTACAGCGTTATAAGCGTTCTCTAAAGCTCCCGGATTTGGAAATCCGTCTTCTTTCCACTGCTCTAGAAGTTCTTTTATTTCATTCATTATGCCCAAGTTCCTACAGAAGTTACTGTTCCATTACCAATAGGTGTCATTCGGAAGATTGACCCTGGCTCGACTATCCAAGTATTATCCACCGAACCAGCAGAGAATCTAATTGAAGGGTAAACTTCTATAGTTCCTGTGCCAGTAACAGCAACTCTTCCACGCATTTTTACTGTGTAATATCTGTTACCTGTGGTTAAAGCGGTTAGGGCTATACCAGTCGTTGTAAATCTATATGCACTCAGGGCTGAAGCCGAGCCTAGACCTGTAGCATTGTTTCCAGATTCAACAACAGTTTGATGTGCAAGTACTGGGCTACCAGATACGGTTGTGCTAATAAGATTTATAGTTGGGGTTTGGCTGGTAACAACAAACGATGCTGATATTACAAACAAGCCTTCGTACTCATAGGTAGTTCCAGCGGCAACTGTAATGCCTGTTCCGCTTGCACCTAAAAGGCTAAGTGGTAGAGACGCACTTGTTGAATCTATTACATATTGAGCACTAGACACATAGTAGTAGCTTTGCACATCCAGTGCCCTG